AAAAGCAGAGGGGTGTCCCAGAGCGTTAAGATTTCCCATGCGTCTTGTCTCTTTCGTTCTGTCCCGTTTCTGATTTTTCGTTTCGTCTTCGTTTCTGGTTTTTTGTTTTCGACACGCCGTGTGTTGTGTGTTTGCGTGTTGTGTGTTATACTGTAGTTACAAGGTTCAAGGAAAGGAACAATAATGAACACCGATAACAAGAATGAGATTGTGGGCTGTGTTGTAGTGGAGGGTGAGGGGACTGCGAAAAAAGCTAGGCTTGATAATATGAGGTCAATTCTGTTGGATATGTATTTTATGGGTTTTGATGCGCGTGCGTATCGTGTGAGCGGGATAGTGACAGATATGAACGACCTTGGTTATGATGACTGGGCTAAGGTACCTCAGAAGGTGCAAGCGCGTTTGATGTATGATAACTATAGGCTTGAGGATTAGGAGAAGTGAACTGAATGCCCTTATTGTTGGGGGCATTCTTTTAAAAGGAAGGTTGATTATGTCAGTGATTGAATCGCGTATGAGCGATAAACATTTTATCGGCGGTTCTAAGGTGAGTTCGAGCAAGAAGCGTGGTGGTCATCATAATAGGGGATTCGCTGTTAATGATGATAGTATTTATGATTTTGTGAACTTGCGATACCGGGACGATATTGAGCGGTTTCGACGTGGCGGTGGTCGCCGTAATGCTGGTTAAAAATGCCCCCTACATATAACGTAGGGGGCATGTATTGCGGGTTACTTGGCTGTGATGTTGATTTCCAGTTTGTCTAGTTTGTCGGTTACTGCTTTTTGTACTGCGGTTGCGATTGTTGTCGGGTCAGCGCCCATGCTTTTAGAGAGGGCTTCGATAGCGGCGGTTTGTGCGGTTAGCATGGTTTTGAGTTCTGCGATTTCCTTGCGAGCGTCTTGCACTCGGTCGTATGTGAGGTATTGGTAGTTGTATACTGTGGTTCGACCGTCGTACACGTATGACCATACGGCACCGGCGATTTTTTGGACATCGTTCATTGTTAGTTCTCCTGTCTTGTTGATATTGGTTTTTGGTCGTAGGTATCCGTCTGTTGCGGCGGTGTCCCACATGTCGCGTGCTGCCATGCTTGCGTCAACATTCTGGGCTAGTACGTGGATACGTCCGTTGCCCATCCCGCTTTCGATTACGATTGCGACATGGGTTGATGGATGCGTCGGGTCGTTTCCCCAGAATGCCGCATCACCTTTTTGCGGTGTGATATTGGGCGGCAGTTTGACGAAAGCGTTTTTGAGCGTGTCGTTTAACGGGAATTGTTCATAAATGCTCCCAGCTAGATAGGCGTTTCGCCCTCTGCTGGATGTGTTTGTGCATGATTGCTGAAGTCCTAGCACTTCTACACAATAATTTGCCCATAAGTCCCAGCACTGTGACCCGTAGTATCCGTCTACGTCTGTATTCCGGTTGACGTGGTTTTTGTACCACGTGTCAATATTTATGGTCATTTATCTGTCTTTTCGTCTTGGCTTTTGCTGAAAATGTTCAGTACTTTGTATGCTTTGAGTTCGGGGTTTATTTTAACACAGTTTTCTAGAATCGATGTAATCTCGATAAGGGCAATGGAAACGAGAACGGGTGCGACTAGTGGAAGTTCAAACCCTAGGTCAAGCCATTGTGTTCCCCATTCGATAAGAACAGCAGTACAGATTACGACAATGTACGCGAATTTATGCCATAACCCGTTCCTCATTTTTTCACTGCTCATTTGATTGTGCATGATAGCGTTTGCCACGCCTGTTCCGTAGTCCATGATAATAAAAATGGCCGTAATCGCAAATGGCACTATATAATGTTGCATTAGTTTCCTTCCTTTTTACTTTGTCATACTGGAATTTAATAGCGTGCCTAACAGCATACTAAACTCTGATTTTGTTTGGGGGGTCTCGAATCGGACGCGGCCCACGCGGTACGCCTCAATTAGTTTTTTGATAATATCATCTGACCTTTTTAACAGTATACATTTTTCATCAACTAGCCGATAGTCCAGTGTGTACCATTTTTGCTTTTTGGGTTGACGGCGTGCTATCTGCCATACCGTTATGATTTTGCTATCATCCAGAATTTGGTAGACAGCAAACGAACCATATTCGCGTGTTTTTATTGATAAAACGTATCCCGCGCCGCTGAGGTTGCTTATGAGTGCGTTGTTGTTGTCGCGGAACGTGTTATCAATCGAGTATGCGGCGTAATCTGCGTCGAACTTGCTAAGGAATTGGCCGAACCTACTTTTGGCGATTTTGGCGGAAAAACCGCCATAATCAGCGAGCTCTACCACGATGAAAGAGTCGCAATATCGTTGGTATTGAGTCTTGTTCTCTATCTGCGGGGTGACGTTGATATTGAACGCCGCAAAATACGGGTTGGCCAAACTCACAGCGTTCGAGCACATGATAAGCCTAACTCGGTCATGCCACCTGTCTACCGTGTTGTAAAACTCTTCAAGCGCTGTGACCTCTCCTCCGAGATAGCGCATGTTGTCTGGGAAAATCTCGTCAAACAGTATGGTGCGCACACGCGGATACGCCACCGATTTTACTTGTCCGGCTTGCGAGAGTGCAATAAAATAGCCGACAATATGCCATACTGATTTCTTTTTCCCGTTTTTGTCCGTTATCGCGTCTCTGTCATCAGCCCAATGGCATTCCGCTTGATTGCCGTTAACCCTAAAGTCCAGCTCGGGGTAACTGTCTGCGATATCGTTGAAAAAAGTTCCCTTGTTTTTTTGTTCTTCGGCGGTACGTCGCAAATAGATGAATTGCCACCGCCGTTTCATCCAGTCATCTATCATGAGTTTTTTGCCGCCGTAGGTTTTTCCGAGACCGCGTGCGCCGATAATGAATATCCACGGCGCGTGATATGAGAGCACGCGCGTGTAATCATAATAATCATTCTCGTTAAGGATTGTCGTTTCATTGGCCATAACCATAGTATATCATATGTGGATAAGTGCATAACATTGTGGATAACTAAAAGTTCGGTGGGGCACTAGCGCCGTCCCAGATAACCAGCAGATTGTACACAGTCCGATACCGGCTAGGATATTGCCCAAAAACAGTGTCATTAAGCAGATTATCCAGCAAGCCGCCCAATGAGGTCGCTTTCGGCAACGCTTCGGCGTATGCCGGGCCTTGATGATATGCCGACGCCCATAGAATCTGCATTTTGACATCATTATACACGCGGGGATAGCTGTTGTAGTCCGCCTCGAACTGGTTGCGTTGCCCCTGATGTGACTCGGGACGTTGCGCCCATGTTTTGAACGCCGCCGATTCCGCAGACGTTAGAGGGCGTGCAAACGTCCCGCCATTGTCCATGAGTGCCGCTATCTCGGGGCATGTTTTGGCAAACGTCTCATAGCCTGTCGGGTCGGCGGTTTTCATTGCGTTCAAAACGTCCAATCGCCTGTCAAACGACCATTGCGCAATTCCGATGCCTTGCATGTTGGCTAGTTCGACCGCATCCCATTGCAGTGAGCTTTCCACTGTGCCGATGCAGTAGAGCGCGTAACTGCTTTTGCCGTTGCCTGTAGAGGGCGTGGCTTGGCCGCTCGAATCGCTAGGCGCTTTAACACCGCCCTTGGCCGTCCATGTTTGGGCCGTGGCTTTGTAGAAAATCATAGTACCCGCGCCACTGTCGTTGTCGCGGTAATGGTAAATGAGGTTGTCCCCTTGTTGTTGTATCCATACGTCACTGCTGGATATGCTACCCGAGTTGTTAGAGCCGGTAGGGTTCGAGCCGCTGTTATTGTCGCCGCCGTCCGGCTTTTTGCGCGGGTGCAAATATCCGATATACGCTTTTTGCAATGGGAGTAGTTTATGCACGCTCGGCTCGGGGTTTTGCGTAATTACATCGATAGAATCGCCCCGTATGCCATCAACGACAATAGCCACGTGCGTTGATGGATAATTGGGATAGCATACCTGCCATATGGCGACATCGCCGGGCATAGGGTCCCATGTGTTGTCTTTTTTCTCGAAAATATCCCCGACTCTTGCGCTTACGGGATGATGTGTGTATAACCCCCCGGCCCAACCTGTCGGGGTGATACAATCCTGAACACTACACCCGTACTCATCCATGCAATACTTTGCCCACAAGTCCCAGCATTGCGGCCCGTAATACCCGTCCATATCCCAGTAGTGGTTTTCGGTCTGTTTCACCCATGTCTTAAAGTCAACTGCCATACATAACAGTATACCCCGCCCGGCGTGCCGGACGGGGTATGTTTCACGTGAAAAGCTTACCACGGGTAGCAGGCGAAACTGCCATTGTTACCTCCGGCAGTATCTCCGAAGTAGGTAATCTTAGGAGCGCCGGACGTGTCCGAGTTCGGCGTGTTGGTCAACAACCAGCCGCTTATGGCAGAACCGGAGTTAGTGAGGCCCGCACCCCACACCCTGAACAGGTTCGGAGTGGAACCGGCGGCCACTCTGGCCCAACTCGGGAACGTAAGACCGGCTTTCAGTTCGGCATTGGTGGCTGCATCTTCGCCCCAAAGCGTGGCAAAAACCATGCCACCAGACGCAACGATGTTGCTATACACCTTGCCGTTGGCTGAAGAGAGGGTGGCCGCTTCGTAGCGTCCGGTATAGGTGCCTCGGATTGCGGAGGCCATATAGGACGCGATAACCTTCGAGCCATTTGCGTTCGGGTGGATGTCGCCGCTGGGGAAATTGGAATCGTTGCCGATGTTCCACGTCCAAGCCCAGTTAACGTTTTCCACGCCGTTTTTGGCAGCAGCCTGCGCGATTCCCGAGGCTTTCTGTCGCCCGTACATGTCCATACCTGCATTATGCCAGAGCATAGGCACGGAGATGATGCGGGCTTTAGGGAACTTGACGCGTGCATTGGAGAACGTCGCGTCCGCATATGACTCCATCTGCGGTGTGGTGCCGATATCGTTTCGACCGCCTCCGATGATGATGATTGCCACATTATCGTTGTCGATGGCCGAAGCGCTGTATGCGTTGTTAATCTGGTCGGTGAACGTATTACCAGAAACGTTGAATCCTGCGCCGGTCGCGGAATAGTTTTTCACCTGATACTCGCCGCCGATGATGTTGCGGAGCTGTGTAGGCCACTTGGTCGCGTCCGTACTATCCGCGTTAACGGTGCTGGAGGAATTGGCGTAGCTATCACCGATGCACAGGCAGACCGGCAACTGGTCTTGCGGCGTCGTTTCCAGCGCTTGGATACGCTGGTTCAACTGCTGCGCGGTGCCGGAATATCCGCCCTGCTTGGTAAACGTCGTATCGGCCTGACCCTTGGCGTACACGTCGGAGGTGTTCGCCTTGGTGTTGACCGTGCTGGATAGAGAAGACACCGTACTCTTAAGCGAGGTCAGTTCGGTATCCTCCGCCTTGCCGTTGATGGTATCCATAAGCTGTTGCGCGGTTGATTCCGACGTGACGCCGAGCTTACCGAAATAGTCGTCCAAGTCGGTAATATCGTTCTTGTTGGCCTGTGCGAGGCTTGTCGCGGCTTCAGCCGCTTTCTTGGCTTCGCCCGCCGCCGTGGTCGCGTTGTTCGCCGCTGCCGTCGCCGTGGTGATGGTGGTAGCGTTGGCGTACATCTGATTATCTATTTTCGTCATAGCGTCGGTAAAATCACCGCGCCATGACGGCCGGTCGTTCGGATTGTCGCCGAACGTCGGCAGGTTATAGTGTCCAGTATGCTGTGTGGTAGACATTGTTATTCTCCTTTTTTCTAGGCTTCATAGCGCGCATCGGCTTCTGATTGCGTGATGGACGACATGTCGGCGGGTGGGTTCTCAGGCATGCTCTTACCGTAGGGGAATTGTGAGCGTCCGGGAAAATCGCCCGGGACGCAATTATCCACGGCGGTTGCCCTCAAGTCGTATTCGCGGGCATTAAGGGTAAGCCCATCATATTCCTGCGCGGTTAGCCGCATCTTGTCATAATCACCGAAGAACAGCCCATGAATGCGCGAATTGTCGTACATGCCGCCCAACACTTGCCCGAGCGGTTTCGTGGTGCCGTACACGGGGGAGGTTGCCACGCCCTGCTGTTCCATTTCATGAATCAGGGCCAGCAGTTCCGCACGCAATGCGGCCATAGCCTCGTTAAGCTGGGCTACGGTATCCGCAAGAGCCTTGTTCACCGATGTCGCGAGGTCGCTGGTGGTCTCCTCCAGTTTGCTCAAATCACATTGAATGGTATCGAGATTATGGCGCAGGCATTCAATTAATTGTAATGTGGTCAATCCGTCTCGATACGTGAAAGGAACGGACGTGGGCACCCCACCAAACAGGCGTTGCCGTGGAGTCAGCGCGTTAATGGCGACCATGATTACTCCCATTCTCCATAGTTATGGCAGTTACTAAAAATAGTATCATACGACCCCCAGACTTGCATGAAACAGGGTTCAAGCGAGTGTATGATTTCCATATCCACGTTGATGATAGCGTTGCGATATTCGACAATGAGGCTCATTGCAGACTGAGACCGGCCCGACGTGTGGGATGAACTACTGCCGTCTGTCGCGTCGTGTTGCCATTCCGTGCTGGAGGTGCTACGCGATTGCGACGTGGTATCTTGCGCGCTATGGCTACTGCCGTCCGTATCCGCTTGCGCCTGATTGGCGTGAGTCGCATACCGAGTAAAATCACCTTGCACGCCTGTTGCTGGAACCTCAGAATCATATGACTGGGACTTGGTGCTACTTGAACTAGTGCCGTCCGATGTGCTTTTGGTTGAGCTATCCTGAGACGCGCTGGTTTTGCCGCTGGACTGGGCTACCGTGTTGGACGTGTTTTCGCTAGTCATTTCCACGGTGTTCAGTGGGTCGTATTTTAACGCTAGCGTCCGATAACGTTCATTAAAATATGGCATAATCTGACTTAATGTCATGCCTAGGTAGAAAACAAACTGTTGCACCGTCTCTTGGCCGATTTCACGCAACATGTAATTTTGGCAGATTTTATCATTCAACTCAGCTCTATGGGCTTCGTCAAAAATCGGGTAATAATCAGAAGATAAATGCAGTTTATCATCAGTATTATAGCCCATGTCAATAACAGCTCCGAGCGTGGCCGTATACTCGGAGGGCACGCGCGTACCCCACTTGCTTAAATCTTGTGTCATGCCACACCGCCTATTCCGTTTCCAAGGGGGTCTGTCGAGTCAACTGCCGTAGTTGTATTGCCGCTGGATTGCGTATTATCAATCGCGTTCGGCACACCAGAGCTTTGCGTGTCCGCGTATTCCACCCATACGTCTAGATTATACATCCTGTTAATCAGTCGTGCGCCTTCCTGTCGCGCCGTCAGGAAAGCGAGACGAAACATGTCGGTTTTTTCGTTGGCCTGAGCAACCTCAGCACCTATCAAACGTTCCTGTTTTTCCGTCCCGCTGGACTGAATGCCCAGATAACTCAATGCCTCATTAGTCACCTGTGTTTTTTGTTGAATGAATTTGTCCAACAGATACGGTGTCGTGTTGGGCCATGGCTGGAACATGCTGGATGGGTCTAGTGAATCATAGCCGATGATAAACGATTGCCCGTCTTGCTGTTGCTGTAGAATGTTTTCTACTGTGAGCTTGGTACGCTGGTCGGCAGTAATGAACGTCGGCAGTTTCAGCCCGTCCAAGTTGACTTGATATGCCTTATCGATGTCTGCTAAACGCCTTGCATACATCCAAAGGATGTCATTGAACGACCACCGCATACGATTGTCCCAGATGGGCACGCATTCATTGGCCGCCGAGAGAATCTTGTAATGATAGTTGACCCCAACCGGCGAAAACTCGGTCGGGTTATTGTAGAGATTCAAGCGTCCTTGATAAGCCGCCTGAGTCGCCAAAAACGAACCGATACGCCGGTCGTAGAAAAACAAGCAGAGATTATAGTCTAACAGACACGTTTCCATCCAACGTTCATCTATGGTGGGGGGTAGCCCATGCCATTTGAACCGATTCAACGCAAGTTCACGTAGCAGATGATAATACATGTCATCAAGGGCGACGGCGCGCATTTTGGCATAATTGCCACTGGGATGAACGCCGCCGCCCCTACGATTCTGATTTTTTCTCGACCTAGACATGTCTCTAGTATATCACTAGAATGAGATGCCCGGCAATGGGTCGTTATCCGCCCAATCGGTCACGCCGATATCATCCGGGTTAGTCCATATAGTAGTCCCAGATTCGAACACGCCTTTAATGGTCTGCCGATACTGTTCGGGCAAATCACCTCGCACGTAACACTCCTGCATTTGCCAGTACGAGAACTTGGTCATACATTCCAGCGATTGCGGCGGCGTGATGAAACGCTGGACAAAATACCCGTAGCGCAACATGTATTCTCCGACGCTCCGCAGAGCTGAGGGTGCGCACGTCTTGAATCGAACCAACACTCCGACAATACCGTTAGCGAGATTGAACCCGTCCCCACCGATAGCACCGGACGTGGTAGGGGGCGTCAACTGCATTTGCTGGACTTGCGCATTAATCCCAGCAATAGTGTTCTGATAGTCGCCAAACGCAGAACGTTGCGCGTAATCCGCGTTCATATCCGCCATATTTTGGGCCAACTGGTTTGAAAGCGCTGTAGTCTGAGAGCCGTACGTGTTGGCCTGACTTGTCGTGGCCGCGTTAGTGCTCAGAGAATTTGCTGTGGAGAGTTGGGCGGCGGTATTGTTGATACTGCGGTTCGCTTCAGTGTTGACGCCATTCATGACCGCGCCGCCCAGCGCGGACACTGCCCCCCCGACGTTGCCCGAAGCGGCGTTACCCGCCACTCCGACCACACCGTTAACTACGTTATTCAGCTGTGCTAGGTCGGCTCGCTGATTGTTGATATACGTCGTGCTGTCCAGACCGGTGTTAAGAGCTGTCGCTTGAATCGCGTTATTGGCGTTGCGGTTGCCGATAGCGAGTTTGTTGGCTTGGGTATTGTACTGGTTTTGCATGGCAGTAGCCGCAAGAGACTGGCTGATGCCCATCTGCGCTTTTTGGTACGCCCAGTCAGCGGACTGTTGACTGTAGGAACGAGTGTAGGCACTGTTTGCCATTGCTAACTGGGCGCCATTGTTGACTATCACAAATTGAGGGAAATTGCTGATGCCAAACGCGGCGTCCAACATTTCTCCGCTATCAATGGGCAACCCATTGTTTTTATCAAGTGGGGCAATCTCGCTTGCACCCGCCTTATTGTATCCAACCGGGTAAAAGTTCAAGCGCGCGCCATTGGGCGCGTAATTATGCACCTCTCTAATAACCAGATTATCGCTTTGGATGTTTTCGGGCTTGTAGGTGATATTTGTACCGTTCAAGCAAGTGCATTCTACAGTGGAATAGGGGTAGCATTTGAGTTTTTTAAGGTTTTTATAACGTTCAGGGATATTAAAATTATCACGAAAATCATTAATGGTGATAATGTCTTCATATCTGCTGGGCGCATTTGTGGCCGACTGGGGGAAACGGTAGATACGATTATTCAATTCCGGGGGGAGTGTTTTCCCGAATAGCTTATCTACGACATAGCCGGATTGATTAAGAAAGTCATCATCTAAAGAGGGTATCATGTACATGTTTACAATACCCTGTGTTATCCATGAAAAAGTAGAGCCCACCCCCATAAACACTCGGATAGACTGGATATCCTTAAAATACAGTATTTCAGCACCGTTGGCCATATTCTCAAACAGAGAGCCGCCCGCAGTAGTGAGAGACGGTTTTTCCTGACTGCCTGCGTCCGCTGACAAATCTACCGTGCTCACGACTATTACGCCGTAATTCAGATTTTTCCCGTCCATGCCGATAAGAGACTTATATTGTTGGTTTACTGTCACCATTTCACTACCGGTGTCCAGCCCCTCGGGTAGTGCGAGATAACTACGTCCATAATCGGTCATCTGGTTTTCGTTGGCAATGCCGATATGGCCGCGCACCACATAGCATGACCCAAACCTAAGTACATGCTGGAACGACTGCCAAACGTCCAATTGCACGGTGAGCTGAGTAGTGTACGCATTGACGTAATCCACGTGGTTGATAAAATAATACCAATATCGCGGTGCCTCCAAATCGGGGTAATCGTTATACACCACAACATAGTTGTAGTTGGACGCCTCGTTGAATGGCAGTTCGACGCGCACGGGTTGCCCGAATATGTGCATGACGCCATGCACCCTGTCAATACCGGGCTGTCGGTCGAACCATTCCTTTTGTTTCTGCGGCGTCTCAAACCGTGCTAGGTCACGGTAACTGCTATCCCACGGCACGTTACAGAGTTTTAACGACGTGTTCGGCGTCCATTGAGCCCAGTTGAACGTCGCCTCGATGTTAGGGTTGATATCTCTCAGCATACTATCCCTTTCATAAAAAGAAGGGAGTGTTTTCACGTAAAACACTCCCTTTTATTATATCGCAGATTAGGCGACTGTCACAGTGCCCTGACCACTGACACCGAACAGCGCGGCTGTCAGCTTGGTGGAACCAGCGGCCACGCCGGTGACTAGACCGGTATTATCCACTGTAGCCGTCGCAGTGACGCCGCTAGTCCACGCGGCCTGCTTGGTCACATCGATTTTACGGCCGTCAATCATCACAGCGACGGCGTGCGCCTGATCTGTCTTACCAACCTTGACCGAAACGGCGTCAACAGTAATGGACGCGACAATACTCGGACTAAACCCGATAACACCGTCCCCAACCACGGGCACGACAAGCGACGCGCTCACAGCGTTCGGCACTTCGGGGGTAGCCGGGTTGATGTAATCAGCAGTCGCCTGAACCGGGATAACTGTGTTGGCCTCATCGATGCCGACCACCAATACGCCGGTCGGACTAATATACGTCCATTCTGAAAGAGGCTTATCAGTCGTGCCGATAGAGTACTTGACGGCACCGGAGCGCCATGTTGCCTGACCGTCATTGGTAATGGTGGTATCGGCCTCGACCTGTACCGCGCCGCCACGTGCCACGTTCTCCGGCGTGGCAGCACCCTCACCATAGGCGGAAAGCTTCAGCGCGAACTTCGGCGTGGTTGCGGCGGTACCGGCCGGTAGTACGACGTTATCCGTACTACCAGCGCCATTCCAAAACAGTACGGCCGGGGCAAAACCGGACACCGAAATAATACGTTGCATGTGCAGATAGTTGTTGACGCTGTTAATGTTGACGGGGTTGGTCTGCTGGGTCATTTCCTCAATGACCGGGATATCAACGAGGAATTTATCAGTGGTGAGAATCGCCTGAACACCGTCGATGCCGAACCTGTCTTCGGGCACAACGATAATGCGGTCAATCGTTGGCTCCGCGTCGGCACGGTGGAACACGGTAGCGAGACCCTGAACATCCAAAGCGGATTTGACTTCTGGAGAACAGAACAACACCAGTTCGTCGGGCTTGGCAAACGTGGGCATGTGACGCGCATTATATCGGGTCGAAACAAATTTGAGACTGTCGGCCCAAGAGCGAATCTGTCGCAACAGGCCACGCGCCTCATCCTGAGTACTAGTCATCTTGTTCAAGTCAGCGTCCATGTGGACACGCCAATAACCGCCCAGTCGCGCATACTGCGTAAACATGTGACACATGGCTTCGAAAACGTCAACTTCCGCCGCGTTATAGCACGACTGGATAAGCTGAGAGGTCAGCGAGGATAGGCCATTGTCAGAAGTAAAAGCACGGCGGAGAGTCTTATCATCGGTGGTGACCGGGTAGAAATGCGCAAAGTCGAGACGGTGATAGAGGGAGTCCACGTCAACTTTCCACTTGCGGAAGTTGTCGGCACCGAGGTACTCGGCGTCTGGGTCGTACACCTGTGCGAGCGGCATTCCAACGGCAACCTCTTGCCACGTGTCGCCGTACGCCTGCGAGGCGCGGGTGAACACGGAAAGCGGGTTCGACCATTTCCACGTGTGTACCATAGTGCCGCCGATGCGGTTAATCAGCGAAGAATAAAACTCGTTCTTCAGCTGGGTGCTGGACATGAGCGTAGAAACGGTGATGTCCATGTTGCTTTGAGTCGCGGCGGGGATGCGGCGCTGGTATTCCGGGCTGGACTCGTTGCGAATCATGTTCAACAGCTGGACATTGTTGAAATCGGTGAGCGGGCGTAACGTCTGCTTGTTGGTCACGTTGGGAGTTGCCATTAGTCTTCATCCTTTTCGTAGAGGTCATCAAAAGTGAGATAGGTGCCGTTAGCGTCGTTATCGGTGAGCGCGTCGGCCTCTTCGGGTAGGTCGTTGGACTCGCCGCCCCCGCCCAATACTGTCTTGGCGTTTGCGGCTTGGATTTCCGCAAGAGTCTGGGAGATTTCCGTGATAGCCGACTCCAGCGCTGTAATGCGTGCGTTCATGTCGCTATCGGTGTCGGCTTCGGCCGGATTGGCGTCCTTGTCGGTATCGTTGTCCTGTGTTTCCGGGTTCTGCTCGGGCGGGTTGTCTTCGATGTCGCCGTTGTTGTCGATACCGGGTGACATGGTGTCGGCCGAGGTGGTGTCGGTTTCGTCGTTGTCCATGATACTTCCTTCCGTTTAAGGCATGGCCCCAATAATGGGGCCATGCAAATGATGTAGGTCATGCCGAGACTCTTACTGCACCTAGGGTATGGCATACCATTTTACATCCCCATACCGCGCCTTACCGCGTGCCATGTATGAGGGCTAGCGTGTCAATTCAAGGAGCATGCCCCGCACATTTCTTATTATAACACAAATTCCTGACCGTAGTCATTCATGAGCCTATTCCCCGAGAGGAAACTGTCATACGGTATCGCGTCACGGCGTTTGACCCCGGACAATCTCATGACGGTATCGCCCTCGATGGTCTCCCCACAATATTTGCGCGGCCCCAATATTCGCAGTCGCCTGTATCGGTAGTCGTTTTTCCATGCGCCCAGCTTGCTTTGGCTAGCCTCGACGCCATGCGGCGCGTCCAATCCAGTCACTATCATACTGTCAGTGTCGGCATATATAACCCTGTCTTGGTTCTGGTTTATCGCACGTGTTAAAATCTGCCGCCCATAGGCGTTAACATACGCGGCCACCGGCATATACGCGAGCGACGCCAAAGCGTTAGCCGGTTTCACATCAAACCGCAACTCATGCGTTGATTCATCCAAAACGGGTTCCATCATGGGGCGGTTGATGCTTGCGCCGAACTTTCCCACCAATGAGTTAAGCATGAGCTTGGCGATACGTTTTCGAGTGCCTGTCTCGGATTGTTTCACGTGAAACCATTCATCAACATACGCCTGAAAGTGCCCTTGACTTTTGCGGAACTTCCAGCCACCTTGAATCTCATATATGTCAACATCATAGTTTTCACGTAACGTCTGTTGGTCTACGTCAGTCAGCGGCATAGTGACCACGCCGAACGTGCTCGGCAATCGAACATGCTCGAACCCCCATAACGGCAATAGGTTTGTCAGCGTCGGGCATTTGTCCTTTTTCAACGTGGCGGCAAATGATATGATATCGATATGCAACGGCATGGTTTTGTCCGCCTCATATTTACCGTCGTACCATTCCGGCGTCCCATATGGTAGTGGTAAATTGCGCATGATATACGGGTATAATGAGTTCACGTCCCAGCTAGAGCATTCAGCATATTCACCCGCTTCGGCCTGTAAGTATGCACCAAAATAGCTAGCCCGCATACGCTTATAATCCGTCTCGTCCAATGGCGGGAATTTTTCCCGGAACCTACGATAATCGCCGCCGATGTAATTGTTCATTGCCACCGCGCCTATGGTCGTGCCTTGCAGTTTGTGGGCCTGTAGTGACTGGGCTATGTTCCACGTGGTTTCAAGGTCACTGTCTCCCCCAAAATCGGCCGCGCTTTCGGCAACCTCATTGTCACGTGTGATATTGCGCACGTCTGCAAAATCAACAATGGTTTTGTCCCAGCGCATAGAGAGATTGTAAAAGTGGCCGCGCGTGTCAAACGTTCCGCGTATCCCGTTGGATTGCGGCGACGTGGCGTGAGGCAATATTCGAAACAAATCAGTCGCGAGTCGTTCAATGTCAGACCAACCATGAGCGCAATAAACGCGCGTATTACTATCTCGCTGAGTCAGTTGCATTACTGTATTCGCTGAAAGTTCCATTGCCCCCAGTTCGTTGTCCAGTAGTGTTGTACCGTCGGTGGCCGCCGCCAAACGTACCGCCATGATACCTCGTTTCATTATTTCATTTGCTCCGCCTGAGTCAGATAGTCCGCTATCTGATTTTTTACGTCGGGCATTGTACCCGCATTTGTCGCCCATTTTTTTTGATTTTCGTCATAATGCGTACTTTCATCCAACAGACTCATAAAAAGCGTGTTTTCGAGTAACCAATTTTTAGCCCTGTTGCTGAGTCTACTATATCTTGCGGCGATTGTCACGCCCATTGATTCAAGCTTTTGTTCATACACGCCACTGCGATAATCGAGAGTCAGCGGCCTGAAATTTTCAGAACGTAGATTGCCCGGCAAAAAATCACGCAAGTCAATCGGCTTCATCCCGGCAACTCCGGCATATGCTTTGATGTATGCTTCAAGCTCATCACGTCGGCCGTGCCTGATTTTTTCGCGCACCCATGTTTTGTTTGCCAACACGTTCTTGCGACTTCTGATTAGATTGTCTTCGGGTGTTTCGTGTACAATCCGACCGCCCAACACTTCAAACGGTGATTCTCCCATTGATTCGAGGTCACGCAGTTCACCCACGGTGTACTGTTGCATATTAAAAGCGTTATACTGTTGCGCACGCTTGATTTTCTCACGAGCTTGGACACGTCTACGCTGTTGCTGTCGTAGAGTTTTACGTCGTTTCGGCGGCGCATTATCAATCTGCTCGTCTGTGATTAACGGGCGATTAGCCAACTCTCTGTCAAGTTTAGTGATAGTGACATCCGGCGTGGCTTGGAAAATACGCGCGTCCCTTGCGCGTAACGCCTCTTGCTGTTCTTCAACCTTTTGCGCCACTCTTCCGGCGACTTGTTCCAGCTGTCGAACTGTCAGTTTGCCTAGGTTTCTATCATTGATAGCGGGGATGCGTCCGGTAGAATAATCGCGCAGACGTTCATTCAACTGCGCTTGCTGAGAGCGTGCGCGCATGGTTTCGCGTCGCTGTTGACGCTTGTTGTTCCTACCACGTTTAGCCATACGCCCCCGCTTTCCGAGATTAAATAGCCCCCTATGCTATGACTCATAGGGGGGCTAGTGCTTGGCGGCAGTGTGAGCCTTTTAGCCCACTCTACCTAGTATATCACTTGGACTTCTTAGAGTCCAGTACCGGTTCGATGTCAAAGAATTTGTAACCGGAACGCGCCTTCTTCTCGACCACCTTCATAACAAATGGTTCGTCCCACTTATCCGGCGTGCCGAAAATCGAGAACATAGTGCCGAACGAACGCGCAAGAGACGGGGACGTAGCGGTAAAGTCGCCCTCTTCGGCGTGGATAATCACACGGGTAGACGGATTCAACTCACCAGTCTTCTCGTCCGCAACCTCGATAGCTTGCGCGGCCACGTTAGTGACGTGCAAGACTTCATTCAAATGTTCATCGACCTTATCGCTGGACTGTAGGGCCGCATAGAGAGCGAGCTTGCCTTCCATTGTTTCGGTGTTGAAAAAGTGGGAGAGCGCGTTAGCGCCGTTAGCGCTAAAATTGTTGCTCTGTGCTACGGTGATATCGGTATTGGTGTTGTCAGCCATAATAATTATGCCGCCTTATCTTATTGTTGGTTGGTTATTGTTATTATTCTTCGGGAATGATGTCATCTTCAACCACGGTATCAATATCATTGATACCCTTGTAGTCGATAATGGCGTCTTCTCCAAACTTGCAAATCTTATAATATTCTTCATCTTCGAGGGTAGTCAACTGCGCATGATATTCTGCACTGACCGGCAACATGTTCTTATTCAGTCGCTTGGCCTTCTTCATGGCCTTTTCTTCGGAACGACACGCGCCATCGACAATGACTTCGATATTTTCGAGTTCACCGTTTTCGCCACGCTGGACACCCTTAACTACGGAGTAGTTTCGAGTTCGCTTAATCATATTAGATACCACCTTACTGTTCGTTGGTTATAATCTTTTGATTCATAGTCCAAAGTGCTATGTCTTTATCATTATAAACTTCATCTGTCAGGTTGTCAAACGATTTGCAACATTTTTCGATAATAAAATCATAGAAAAAATCGTTTTCCCAAAACTTTTTCATGCTGAAATCGTATCCGCCTTTAACCCACACCACAGCACACCACGCTATCAAGCCGGGGACAATAATAAGCCCATCCAGAGTGACTATACCGTCCGACCGGTTCTCGGCGTCCTTGAACCCTTCGCCGGGTTTAAGTGTCGCGCAAACCTCAGCGGCACGCAAAATACTTTCCCGATATGAGGTCTGAGGGCCTTTGCTTGAGTAAAATCGACCCATAAAGGCAGTGGCCCGGCAAAACGTCTCCCAGTCGCCATGCTCTGCATCACGGAACAAGCTGGCGACATACCGTTTCACGCCTTTCAGCACACGACTTACGCGCTTATCGTTTAGAATATCATCGTTGAAAGAGTTTCGCGCCACCGGCGTACTATGAGACTCGCTAAAATTGCGCGGCCATATGTTCGTCATCATACCCCCTTTTATAAGCGGCCTTATATGTTTCTACAAAAATCTTCGGAATTGACTTGTCGTAATCATCATACCTATTATCATGCATGCAGTCAAGCGCGCCGCGTAGCGCACCCAAGCACTTGAAATAATCTTCAGCAAATTCATCAAAATACATCATACCACCTCGCCACGTTCTTCAAGCGTCAAACTCAGAATAAACTCCGTCCTTTCCCGCGCTTCATCAACACAGTAAGGGCCTTCAACTACCGGCACTACCTCAGCGATATCATCATACCGAGCGCAAAACCTCAGATAAAACTCATTAAAGCCATTGCTAACATTGGCGTACTCTTCAACGTCTTCATCACACGTCGCACCCTTGCGCAATGAGTGAAAAACCACGCCCAAGTCGCTAGTAATACGCTCCGCTTTCAACTTCAACATAACTCGGCCAACTCCTTACGATAATACTCACTATTATACCACACTTTATCAATGCGGTACCCATACCGACTATTATGAGGCTTACCCAACTGCCTCCGAACATAATCAGTCGCCGCCTCATAAGAGTCATGCTGACAGAACATAACCGGACATCTTGTCTCGCTATCATACACAGTCACTTCAAACACTACAACAATTCCATCCATCACAAATATCCTTTCAATCCTCATACTTCTTCAGCAAAAACGACGAACAACACAATAGGTTAAACAATAAAGCGCCCCGGTCGATATCATTATGAATCTCACAAACAGACCCATTAAACTTGATATAACGCTTACCGTCTTCAACATACTCTTCCACTGACACACTATACCGCATTATCTATCACCTTCACTCTTTTCAATAGGAGTACTCAGGATGCTCAGAAACAAACCTCATCAAGCGATAAACAAAGCCCACCATATTATCCATAGCCGAACAAACCTCGCCAGAACAAGAATCATACTTTTCAGTGAAGAATTTTACAATCACAAACCCCCTTAGACGATAGCGCAAGATAAGAACCTCCTTTCCACCCAGCTCACCAGTCTCAAAACGAACAGAAATACCAGTCATCTCAACTGCCATCCTTTCTTCATTCTTTGGTTGACAATCAATATAATAACACACAACACGCAAACACACAACACACGGCGTGTCGAAAACAAAAAACCAGAA